CAGTGAAGGAGTTAATAAAAGAATTGCGAAATTAACTCGTAGAATGCGCGAAGCTGAAAGGCAAAAAGAAGAAGCTATTCAGTACGCACAAAGTATTAACCAACAAGTTCAAAGACAAAAAGCTCAGTATGATAAACTTGGTGCTGGTTATACAAACGAACTAGAACAAAAAGTTACTGCTGGTATGTCTGCAGCTCAAGTTAAATTAAAACAAGCTATAGCTGATGGTGACGCTGATGCACAAGTTGAAGCTCAAAGAGCCATTTCACAAATGGCAATGGAAGAAGCTAGACTTAATCAAATTAAACAACAACAAGAAGCACGTGCACAAAAAGCACCACAAGCACAGCCACAGCAAGAAAATTATGCTCAAATGGCTCAAGGAATGCCTACACAGCAAGACATACAACAAGCTGCGCAGCAAATTGACCCCAAAGCACAAGACTGGTCTTCTAAAAACACTTGGTTTGGTACGGATAATGCTATGACTTACACAGCGTTTGACATACATAGGCAACTTGTAGAGGATGAAGGTTTTGACCCACAATCAAATGATTATTACTCTGAGGTTGATAAACGAATTAGACTTGCATTCCCACATAAATTTGATAAAGTGGAGACAACTACATCTGAACAACCTGTTCAGAATGTTGCAAGTGCTAAACGTCCGGCAACAAAAGGACGCAGAAAAACCGTGAAACTCACACCTTCACAGGTAGCAATTTCTAAAAGATTAGGTGTGCCACTCGAAGAGTATGCGAAACAATTAGCCGCGAAGGAGGTATAAGCATATGAATAAAAAAAATACAGAAACTAAAACTGTTAAAACTTCCCGCGTGAGTCAAACTAGGGTCAAACAAGAAAAACCTAAAGTTTGGGCTCCTCCATCTTCTCTAGATGCACCCCCTGCGCCCGATGGATACAGGCACAGATGGATAAGAGCTGAAAGCATGGGCCAAGATGATACTAGGAACATGTCAGGCAAAATCAGATCCGGTTGGGACCTCGTAAGAGGCGACGAATATCCGGACTATGATTATCCTACTGTGAATGACGGAAAATACGCAGGAGTGATTGGGGTTGGTGGCCTTGTGCTGGCAAGGATACCTGAAGAACTCGCAAAGCAACGTGAAGCATATTATTCACAAATGAATGCTGATCGTAATGAAGCTTTAGAAAACGATCTTATGAAGGAACAGCACCCAAGTATGCCGATCAATCAAGAACGGCAAACTCGTGTAACTTTTGGTGGCTCGAAAAAAGACTAATCTTTTCTCAACCATCGATATAAACAACTAACCCTTTAAGGAGGAAACAAATATGGCAAATACAGATGCCCCTTTTGGTTTTAGACCTAGTGGGAAAGTCGGTGGAAACCCAGACAACGGCGCACTATCAGAATATGCAATTAAATCTGACTATGCGACGGCTATGTTCCAAGGTGACCTAGTAATTTTCAACGCAGGACATGTTCAAATTTCTGCGGCTGGAACTGTAGGTAACATGGTATTTGGTGGTCTGAAGTACGACGACTCAACTACTAACAAACCAACTTTCAAGAATTTCTTTGACGGCACCGCTCTTGGTGTTCAAGGAGAAGTTTTTGTATACGACGATCCGTACCAAGTGTACGAAGCTCAAGGCGATTCAGCAACAGCACCTACCCAAGCAATGGTTGGACTATATATGGACAGCGTTAAAACTCACGCAGGAAATTCTACAACAGGAATTTCTGGTGATGAACTTGATGTGTCTACTAATAGTACAACGTTGACTGGCGCAAAAGTGCTTGGCTTCGCTCAAACCCCAGACAATGAAATCGCAACGCATGCAGTACTAAGATGCTTCATAGCTGATGCGGTTCATTTAAATTAATAGCAGGAGGACATAAAAAATGGCTATATCAAGACAACAACTAGCAAAAGAGCTAGAGCCAGGTCTAAATGCATTATTTGGAC